ATTTCCCACCGATTATCGCACACCGGCCAGACATAAACCGAGCCCAGCGGGTAGTCCGGATCGTAGAAGATAAGAGTGGGCGGAGAGGCGGCCATGCTCTTCAGCACGATGGCCGCATAATCCTCCCGGTCATCGATCACCTGCAGCGGGAAATCGACCGCATAAGGGCCGCCCGGGTTCAGCTGCCGAGCATAGGCCCGCTCGATCCGATCCGGCCGCGCGACATTGATCGTGCCGCCCGAGCCGATCGTATAGGACTGGGAACTATTCGGCGTGAACGCCACGTCCTGCAGATGCCAGGTGAGCCAGCGTTTCCGCTGCCAGGTGGCCATCATCAGGGTGAGCATCGTAAAGGCGTCGTTGAGATCATCGGTGGAGGCGGCTTGCCCCACACCGACAACCCCGCTGAGCTTCAGCGCAAGCGTAATGACGTCCTGCGCCGTCACTTAGATCGGTTCCAGCCGGCCCTGATCGCGGCTTTCCTGCGCCGCGACCGAGTTGCGCACCACGCCCTGCCGCTTATCGTGCTCTTCGACCAAGCAATCGCGGTTCCGGTGCACCACGATATCGGCCTCGCGCTGGGTGCGGGCCGCATCCGCCGCTTCCGGCGTATCGAACCAGTTCCGGTCGAAAAACTCGGCCTCTTCGTTCGGATCGTTGGCATCCTTGGCGCCGTGGATCGGGTGCCATTTGCGCTTCGGGTAGCCGGCGAAGCGACGGCGAGGTTCGTTGGCCGTCTCAGGGACCGGTGCAGGCTCATCAGCCCGGGGCGTGGTCGCCGCCGCTTGCGGCGCCTCCTGCGGCTCTACATCGGCCGGGGTGGTTTCAAAGGTATCGCTCATGTGCGCTTCCTTTCACGCGGAGCTGGTTCGGTTGATGGCGCCTGCGGCTGGGGAGCGGCCCCGTCGTCTGGCGCTGGCTGCACAGCCATGAGGCGCTCCACCACCAGATCGGCCACGCGGGTGGCGATATCGTTGATCAGCCCCTCCTGGCCGTGCGGAAGCGGCATTTCGGGCACGCCTGCCGCCGGGCCGCGGTGGATATCCGAAGGCTCGCGGGAGAAGTCGGACCCGAGCGCGGCTTCCTCATCCTCATCCCGGACGATTTGGGCGCGGCCATCCTTGGCATAGAGCCAACGGGGATATTCATCTGCCATTGGTTACACCTGATCCGCTATAATGCATGCCCATTCAGGGCGAAGCAGCGCATAGCCGTAGAGGATATCGAGCCTGGTTAAGAACTGGTCTGTTGTGATATTATAACCAGTCACCATGCGCATGCTGATACCGTCTAGCGTTTCGCGCGCCGCCTCATGCACCCCGCGCGGCAGCTCGAGGTCCGCCGTGGCCAAGGTGAAGGCTTCCGGGTGGAAGGCCAGATTTTTGCGGTATTTTTCAGATGCCTGCGACACCACGCTGATGCTGGCGCCATTGGCCGGCGAAGCATCCACGGTCTGATACGGCACCGCGCCACTTGAGGGCGGCGTAAGGGCCGGATAGATCGAGATTGAGGTAGCGCCAATCGCGACGTTGGCAGTCACCACAAACTGCCGCAGCGTGCCCGTGCTTGCCTTGGTGATACGATTGACGGCATTCACCCCGGCGAAAGTGATAACATCACCCTTAGAGATCGGCGCCGTGGTGGTGTTGACCGTGATGCTGGTGCCGCTCTGATTGGCCCCGTTGACGGTTGGGAGCGTTCCATAGGCCGCCGTAGTATGCAGCAGAGTGGTCTGATCCGCCTTCCAGCTATTAAAGCCCAGCGTGTTGGTGGTCATTTCACCACCGCGATACTGATCGGAAATCGTGGATTGCGGATTAAACAGGCCGGTAAGGGAGGAAACGGTGCGCGCCTGAGTGAGCACGTCCATGATGATCACACGGCGATCGCGCGGCGCATTATTGAAGTCGAGATTAGCGCCCGCCAGCAACCAAGTGCTGGCATCAGGCGATACCACCGCGCCCGAACTAGTTTTGCTCACATAGTTTGGCACGCCATCGGCCACGCTCATCACGTCCGAAGCGACGGCGCCAGCCAGCGTATTGATTGCCGGAGCCAAGATGCGCTTGGAATAATCATCCAAGCTCAGAGCCCGATCCACCGAGCTGAACGATACATCCACACCCTTTTGGCTCGAAACCGTCAGCGTGGTATAGTTTTCGGTGGTATCCTGCGCCACCGCCGTAGGACCGGTGCGCACCGTGTAGTCATTCGGCAAGCGAATGCGCAGTGTGTTGCCGATCTTAGCACCTGACCGGGCAAAGCTATCGTCGTATTCGGTGTTGATCGACTGCAGAAAGGCGTTGCTATTGCGGAACAGGCGCAACGCCTCCCGTGTGACTTGGGTAGGCGTGAGAAGTGAATTTGCCAATGTAACGGCACCCCTGAAGGCCCGCGCATCGCGCAGGGCGCTATTGGTTGCGATTGTTCAGGAGCACAGGCAGGAATGTTGGAAATCAGCGCAGCCTGGCTTCTACGCACGTCGCACCGGGGTTACCGGGAGGCTCTTTGCACCGGCTTTGGCCCGCCGGGAGGGCTTAGTCCTTAGCGATTATCGGCGGTTTTCGCGTATCTGCTTTTCGCGCCACCGCACCCACTCGTTGATAGACATCTTGTCTGGGTCGGGCTCGCCCCGTGTGGTGCCGCCCACCGGCTGAATCGGCGCTGGCGCATTCGATTTGGCCCTTGCCGGCTTGCCCGAGAGCTTGGCGAGCTCCACAGCCATCCGCACCGGCGGCAGCTGCATGATCCGCGCTGCCTCATCGAGATTCTTGCCCAGCTGGTAGTAGACTTCGGCACCATCCGGGAGCGCCGTCACCGCATCGAGGAATTCGCGCGGTGGGGCGCCGCCGGTGAGCATGCCTATCCCGCGCACAGCCTCATCGAAATCAGCGTGGCTACCTTTGCCGTCTTCATAGACCTTGTTGCAGGCGGCATTGAATTGCTGCTCAGCGGCAATTTGCTTCGCCCGTTCGGTGGCCAACCGATCGATTTCGGCTTGCGTCGGGGCTCGAGGTTGGCCCTCAGCGGGCGGTTGCTGCCCGTTGCTGGCTTGTGTGTGCCGGATGAGCTGTAGGGCTTGCTCAGCAGCATCGGCGCGGCGCCGTTCGTCCCATTTTTCGCGGGTGAGGGTGTCAATCCGCTCTTGGAACCAAGGCGTCCGCTTCGGGCGCTGCTCTTGCTCGCCTTCGGTCTCATTCGGCGTGGTTTCTGCTTGTTGGGGGCGCGGCCCCGCCGCCTCCGTGCCCGGTTCCGGAGATGTAGGCTCAGCGGGCGTCGCAGCCGCGTTCTCTGCGGCTGGGAGTTCAGTCGTTTCAGACATTAGTCGCCTTTGGAGATTTTGCCCGGCTTGCCCGGCCGGTGCGGGTAGCTTCCCGCGCTACTGCGCGGGTTGCGTCTCTTGATCTTGTTCTTCCGGCTCAGGCTGCGGCTGCCGGGCCTGATCGGCGGCTGCGTGCGCGGCCATGATCGGAACTATCGGCGTTCCAAGCGCCTGCGACACCAGCTCACGCACGATCGGTCGCAAAGCTTCAGGGTCGATATTACCCACAGCAGCCATGCGCCGGGTTTCGGCATCATACACCTCGAGCTGCGACTTATCGTTCTTCTGCTTCAGCTCGATTTGCGCCTTGGCCAGCTGATCAGCGAGACTGCTCGCCAGCTTCTGCAGGTTACCGATCTGCTTTTGCGCCTCAGCCTGCATCTGCTGCATTTGCGGGCTCGGCCCACCGAGCGCTTGCGGCGGCAGCATGTTGTGCAGCCGCTCGGAGATTTCGTCGGCCATCGGGAAATCGGCCGCCTTGAACATCAGATCGCCAATCACCCCAACCAATGCGCTGTTCTGGGAGGCTATTTGCATAAACGCATTGAACGCTTCTTGCCGGCGCGTGGCATAAGCCGGGCCGATATCGGCCTCTACCTCATACCTTCCGACCGCCGGGTTGAAGATGCGCTGCACGGCGCCCGTGAGCGGGTTTTGCTGTGCAGCTAGCGGAACCGGCAGCTGCGGATTTAGGTTCACCTGCTCCTGGCTGCCGTCCTCAGCCATGATCAGCATGACGCGTTGCGTGTCGTAGACCTTCGGTATCAGATCGATCAGAATTCGGCCCGTAAAGCGCACCGCGCTGGCGAGATGATCGATGAAATGGTAGGTCGCATTATCGCCCTGCCGCTGCCTTGCGTTGATCGCCTTGCCCGATGTTTCGTTGCTCGGCTCGCCCATGATTGCCTGATACTGGCCTGACACCAGCATCAGCTCCTGCTGAGCGATCTGCAGCCCTTTGATGAAGGCGTCGGGCATCGCGGGAGGTTGCACCCTTTGCGGCACAGGAAGCGGCTGCCCTTGGTCATTGAACGCCTTGAAAGGCAGCAGCGCGCGAGTTACGCGGTTGCTTTCCTCCCATGCCTGCTGGTGGCCCTCGATCGCCTCACTGGCCGCGATGTAGGGCGTCTTGGTCTGCAGCGCGACGTATTCCGTTACACTCGAATTATGCGTGGGCACCATCCCCTCGCCCGCCAAGAACAGGTGCGATGCTGAGTTGATGGTGACACACTTTACAGGCACCGATGGCACCTTGGTTACCGAAGAAATGCGGTGCCGTTTGGTCCTGCGCGAATGGAGATTACGCGAGCCGCCCTGCGCAACCGCCTTGCGAGGGAGGCGAAATACACGCATGTCCGGCTCGATGGAGAACGAGAATTGTATGGCCTCTTTGCAGTTATACGTATTCCCACTCGGAAACATCCGAGCCTTCGCCTCACGAACACACCGCACAGCCTTAATCCCTAGACTGCGCAGCAACTCCGCAAAGCCCTCAGCAAGAGCAGGGGAGATGGTCGTAAAACTGCACTGGCGATTGGCCGAAGCAATCGACCCATCGGTATCCATGAGGCCCTGTAGCAAGGCGAGCCGCTGCTCATACGAGGCACGCAGATAGATTTCCGGGATGTGCTTGTTGCCGGCGAGGCCAAGCGCAACGAACCGGTTCCAAATGCCATAAATGGTAATTACTGCCGCGCCGCGATTGCCGTTGTATGTCTTGGCCGGACCGATGTTGTAGCCGGAAGCGGCCAGGCAAACGCGCATATCCTCTGCGTCAAGAGGCCCGGCGGTAATATCAGGCTTAGTCGCGGTCCCATCACCTAGCCAAACACCAAGCACATATGGATCGAGCGGAAGATCGGCTTTCGGCAGATCAAGCGGCTTAGCCGCCCAAATGAAATGCTTGTTCGGCGTTAGCTCTTGCGTGGTAACCGTCTTGGTGAACCATTCCCAGGTCTGAGTTTTGCGCTTGCCGCGCTCTTCTACTGTCCATTTGTGCCCGGCATCAGCGACAATGCCCGATCCGTCATCAAACCGGACCAAATAGCACTC